TTCACCTGGAAGCGTATCACGCCATGCTGCCGCCCTACGACCTGCTCAAGCCGGACCAGGATCTTTTGCCCCCGCCGGTGGTGGCGGGGCAAACGCTGCACCCGGCGTTCTGGTTCGCCGGCCAGCTATTACAGGAGGGCGAACCGCTCACCGCGTTTTTCGTCCGGGGAAAGCTGACGTGGCTCTTGACTTCTACGGAAACTCTGGCACTGTAGGGGCGACATGAAATACCACCTTGTGACTTATACTGATATGAACCACTACCACGTTTACGCGAACTACGAAGCCCGGGCCACCGCGCTCATTTCCGAGTTGACGGACGCCGGGCTCACCATCATCGACCGCGTCGGTTCGGAAATCCTCGTCGAGGGAACCCCGGACCAAATCAACAAATTCATCGAAAACTATCGCGCCGGGGTTGACTTCCCGCCAATCTATGGCACTGGTAAGGATAGAATATGAACATCTACATCATCGAACGAACCGATGCCTGCGACTACGACGAATACGACGCGGCGGTCGTCTGCGCCGAGAACGAGGAATCCGCGCGCGACCGGCACCCGAACGGGGGCCAAATGGACTGGGCCAATCCCCCGAAGTGGGGGAGCTGGGTGACGAGCCGGGACAAGGTGACCGTCCGGCTCGTGGGAGTGGCCGCGCCTTTTTCGGTGGCGGGGGTTATCCTCAGTTCTTTTAACGCCGGCTGAAACCATCAAACCAAATGAACGACCTAGCCACAATCCAACGAATCAACAACGCCATCGAATCCGCCAAGCAGCGGAAGCTCGCCAAGGCGACGAACGCCCGCAAGAAAACCGTCAAGGCCACCGCGGAAGCCCGCGCCGCCGCCGAGAAAACCCGGACGGGAAAGGCCTGATGAAAAAGACGACCAAGAAGAAACTCCGTCGGCGCATCGCGCGCAAGCTGGCCACCGCCTTGCCCGCGACCGCGAAGGAGGTCCACGTCCATATCATCGGCGGCGGGGGCGGTGGCGGCAGCGGGAAGGTCTCCCATCTCACGCACTGGCGCACCAAGACCGGCGAGGTGTTGTCTTTTCGCGATATGGAAATCAATCACCTGATGAATGCCCGCGCGCTGGTGATACGGCGACTCGCGCGGATGCGGGAAGTGGACGCCGCCATGTCGCGCGAGATATCGCTGCGGCTGCTCGCCATGCAGAAGAATTGTCCGGATGCGCGGGAGTGGGGTTACTACGGGGGAAACGGGGGAGATGACGAATGAGAAGCGACCCCCTTGATGACTGTTGCCCGACGTGCGGGCGGTATGTTTGTGCGTGCCCAGCGAAACCCTACAAGCCATATTTTTGGACGGGGGACGTCCACGCGGCGCAGTTCGACTATTCGCACACCGTCAAGGAATTCACGGACAAAATGCAGGGGCACATCCGCCGCGAGTTTCGCTACCGGGCTTTTGCCAAAGCCATTTTGGAGCAGCTCCCGGACCTGCGTAGCCAGCTTCGGAACGCATCCGATGCGGACAACCTTGACAGGGTGCTCGCGCGGTGGAATATTGAGCTAGACGACATCGCAAAATTATGACGACCATGACCATGGCTGAAGTTGAAGCAGCTTTTCGGGCGGACCTGAAGGCGCTGCTCTTGAAGTGGAACGCGGAACTTTCCGCCGAGGACCACTACCCGGGCTACCCGGAGTGCGGCGAGGACGTCCGCATGACCGTGGTAGTGCCCGCCATCTATGAGGCCGGCGAGACGGTGCGCGAGTGGACCAACATCGACCTGGGGAGGTGCGTGTGACCCTCGACGAACTTGTGGAAAAGCTGGAGGACCTCCAGTCGTATGGCTTCGGGAAAAATTCTGTTGTGGTTTCCCACTGCGGGTCCATCGCATTCGAGGATGTGACGGTGGTCGAGGCGCGCAAGCTGTTCTTTGATGATGCCAAGGAATCCGTGGTCATCCAATGAGGACCTTCGCATACCTGCGCGTCAGCACCAAGGAACAGCTCGACATGAACGGGCTGGAGCGCCAGCGCGATGCGGTGCGCGCCTACGCGGACCACGTCGGGTTCACCATCGCGCGCACGTTCGAGGAACAGCAGTCCGGCGGCGCGGCGTTCGAGGACCGGCTCATGCTCATCGAGATGCTGGAACTCGCGGTGGCCTGCGACGTGGGCGCCATCATCGTCGAGCGCGCGGACCGCGTGGCGCGCGACCTCATGGCCCAGGAACTTTTTTTCGTGAAGTGCCAGGAGCAGAACGTCAAGGTGTTCGCTGCGGACACCGGCCAGGAACTGACCTGCAAGGACGGCGACCCGACGCGCGTGTTACTGCGGCAACTGCTCGGCGCGCTGGCGCAGTGGGAAAAAGCCGTCATTGTTAAGAAGCTGCAAGACGGCCGGCGGCGCACGGCGGCGAAGACCGGCCGGCCCTGCGGCGGGCCGCGGCGGTTCGGGGACAACCCGGACCCGGCCGAGAACGCGGACGAGCGGCACATCCTCGTCGTCATCCGCGACCTGCGCCGGCGGGGGATGACATATCAGGTTATTGCGGAGCGGCTGCGCCAGCTCGGGCATCGGGCGCCGTCGGGCCAGACTTACTGGCACTCCAGCACCGTGATGAGGCTTGACAAATCACCAGAACCGCCCACTTCTTAGGTGGCACTATGAATTTTTTCGCCGAGCCTCCAGCTAACGCTGGTCGTCGAAGGTCCTGCCCCCAGGATTCGGTAACGGGGCAGGCGGTCAGGGGCACCGCATTCCAGCCAAAGAAAGTCTCCACCAATTTGACAGGACAGCCCGTTTTGGCCGAGCAACTAAATGTTCCGGCGTGGGGCGCCCAGTGGCTGGCCTGTCAGCGGGTAAATGGTGACAGCGGGCAACGTCCGCAGCCCGTCACTCGTGGCAGCCGGCGTTAACGGCTTAAACAACGCGCCCCACAATTTATGCACGGGTTGGACAACCTGAAGCTGTGGTTCCTCCTCACGGTGATGCCGACCGTCGTCGCCCTGGGCGAGGTCTGGCTGGCCCTGCGGCGCCGGCCGCGCAACGGCTACCTCGCCGCGCTGGGCCACTGCTATTTTCGGCTGGCCCGCGCGCTGAAGAAAATCCGGTGACCCGTGGCGCTCCCCGATTCACACCCGGCCAAAGGTTTGCTTCGCGAGACCGCGAAGCTGGTGCATGCCGGCGAGATTTTCGATGCGGCCCGGCTCGTGCGCGCCTGGGCGGCGCAGACGACGCCATCGGTCGCCAAGCAGTCGGTGGACACCAAGGCCAAAGCGTTTGAACTCCTCAACATTCTCCTCCACTGGGCGCTGTCCAACGGTGCGTTCGAGGAAGCCGCACAACTTCTCTGGACTCCCAACCAGTTCGACCCCCGACCCAACCACACCAAGCGCGTCTGGTCCGCCGTTGACGAGCACGACTTCGGTCTCCTCATGGGCGCCGGCAAGCAATCGAAATCGTTCAGCATGGCGATTCGGTTTTTCCTGGAGTGGCTGCGCGACCCCGAATACACTTCGGTCCGCGTCCTCGGCCCGAGCGAGGACCATCTTGAGGCCAACCTTTTTTCGCACCTAGTCACGCTGCACCGGGAATCCGCCATCCCGCTCCCGGGCGAAATCGGCAAGCTGTTCATCGGACTCGACCTTCGCAAGCGGCGCGGGTCCATCAGCGGCGTGGTGATTCCCCAGGGCAAGAAAGCCGCCGGCCGGTTGCAAGGTGTCGCCCGCTTCCGGCGCAAGGAATCCCACCCCGAGTTCGGCGAGACGTCGCGGCTGTTCGTGTTCGTGGACGAAATCAGCAACCTGCCCAAGGGACTCTGGCACGATATCGACAACCTGCTTTCGAACACGTCGAAGCGCGGCGGGCTGAAGGTCTATGGCGCGTTCAACCCCGACGACCGGAACAACGACGTGGGCATTCGCACCGAGCCGACCTTCGGCTGGGGCTCGTTCGACCCCGAGCTGCACTTCGAGTGGCTGTCCACGCGCGGCTGGTTCGTGGTGCGACTGGACGCGATGCAGTCGGAGAACATTAAGGAGAAGCGCGAGGTTTTCCCGGGCATGCAGACCTACGAGGGCATGCTGCAAATCGTGGCGAATGCCGGCGGGCTGGACTCGCCCGGCTACTGGACGATGGTGCGCGGCTGCTACCCGCCCATCGGTGTGGCGCTCGCGGTCATCCCGACCGGGCTCACGCTCAACCTGAAGTGCAGCGTCATCTGGTATGACACGCCGACGCCGGTCGCGGGGGCCGACCTCGCGCTCGAAGGCGGTGACGCATGCCGGCTGTGCAAGGGTCTTTTCGGTCGCGCCGCCGGCGTGAAGCTGGGGCCGAGCCTGAAGCACCCCGAAGGCGAAACGATTTGGTTCACGGACCGCAACGGACACAAGGCGCCGAAGTATCTCGCCCTGGCCGAAAAGATTTTCCCCATCGCCAACGGGGACACCTTCGCGGTGGGCGACGAAATTATGCGGCTGTGCCGCGCGCTGAAGATTCGGCCGGAGCACCTCGCGGTGGACCGGACCGGCAACGGCCAGGGCGTCTATGACTACATGCGCGCGCGCTGGTCGCCCATGGTCATCGGCGTGAACTTCTACGAGGGCGCCTCGGACGTTCGGGTGTTCCTCGAAGACGAGGACACCGCCAAGGAACTCTACGACCGCGTCAACTCGGAGTTGTGGTTCGCGCTGCGCCGGTGGCTGGAGTTCAAATACCTGTTCGTCGCGTTCGAGCTGGACTCCGGCGAGCTGTATCCCGAGCTGACGGACCGGCTGTTCCGGATGGTCGGCAAGAAGTCGCACGTCGAGTCCAAGAAGGAATACAAGTCCCGGCACGCCGGCAAGTCCCCGGACAACGCGGACGCCTTCACGCTTTTCCTACAGGCTTGTCGCAAGGGCTTCGGGTTCACGCCCAGCATGGCCGGCGACACGGACGTGGAGCCGGTTGAGACCCAGACGGACGAATGGAACCCGCACGAGCGGGACATAGGCTGCGACCGGATGAACCGGTTCGAAGACCTCGACACCGCGGTGGACGACCTCGAATTATGAGCGTGAAATTCAACCCGGGACTGCACCCGCCCGGTGGCTGGGTATTCGTTGATGCCCAGGAGGTTAAGCACCGCGGCGCGTCTAAGGCCCAGCTCATCGCGCGCGTGATTAACTATCGTGTCATCAATCACTTAGCGGTGGGGGACCCCGCCGAGGAGGTCAACGCCCAGCTGTGCAGGAACTTCCCCGGCTACTGCCGGAGCACGCAAACGTCTCGGCCGAAACGAGTTATGCCACAACAGAACGTCGGATGCACCTCATGCGGAAAGAAGCGAAAAACGCGGTAAAAGCCCTTAAGCGCGTGGTGGTTGCGGTCTCCACCGGCTCCAAAGTTTTCGTGGGCGAAAAAATCGAGGGGCAGCGCCTGGACGCCTGCCACCGGTGCCCGCACTTCCTGCCGAAGACCAAGCAGTGCGAGCTGTGCGGCTGTTTCGTGGCCGCGAAAGCCAAGCTCGCCACCGAGAAATGCCCCGACCATCGCTGGCCCTTGACAAACGTCTGAAAATCTGCACTTAAGAAGAAGATGCCTCTCACTCCATCGACACCAGAGCCCGCCTACGGCAGCACGCCGCCCGGGGATTTCAAGGGAGCGGTATCTCCGCCCGACCTGAGCAAGAACCTGAAGCCCGGCAACCGGGCGATTCGGGATGCGATTCAGGCGAAGAACATCATAATGACGCTGCTCGCCGCCTCGCGCGAGCGCAACATCAAGAACGCGCGCATCCAGGCGAAGGTCAACAGCGAGAAGCCGCACCGCACCGACTCGTTGGAGAACGAAGGGCTGGCTTGGAAAGCAAATTTTTCAACGAAGGTCCTCGCGATGCTGGTCGAAAAGGTCGCGCCGCGCTTCGTGCAGGCGGTCG